ATATTCCTGCGCATATAAGATATGCTGATATTACACCTAACGCTAAATTACTTTTTGCTGAAATAACAGCCTTATTACAAATGAATGGAGTTTGTTTTGCATCTAATAAATACTTTAGTAATTTATATGGTAAGAATAAAGTAACTATTTCCAGGTGGATAAATGAGTTAAAAAGAAATGGATTTATAAAAGTAAGCTTTACATACAAAGAGGGTAGTAACGAAATTGCTAATAGGTATATACAAATTTGTTATGAGGGTGTTAGCAAAAATGATAAAGAGGTATTAACAAAAATGCTAAAGAATAACAATACAATTAATAACAATAATCTTACAGATAGTAATAATAAGGTGCGCTTTAAAAAACCAACTTTAGATGATGTTAAAAATTATTGTATCTTACGGCAGAACAATATAGACGCTGAGGCATTTATTGATTTTTACGAATCTAAGAATTGGCAAATTGGCAAAAACAAAATGAAAGATTGGAAAGCTTGTGTTAGAACTTGGGAACGTAGAGAATCAAAGAAAACAACAATAGGTAAACTACACTCACAAATAAATGAATGGCAAGAAGCAAAAAAACTAATAAAATAAAAAGAAAATATGAAAACTAATGAATTATTTACAATTAATTTAGATGATGGAGAAGCTGAATTTAAGCCGACAAAAGAATTTAACAATTTAAACCCTTTATTAAAATGTGATATTTTAAAAGATTGGTTTTATGATGTACAAAAAGAGTATAACAAATCAGTAGAGGAGTTAGAAACTGTTTTAAAATTAATAAGAAATGAAACCGCTTAGACAAGAAAATATAAAAGACCTTACTGAAAAGGTGCTTGATCTTGTTGCAAGAACAGGTGTAGAGATAGGGCATAAAACAGACGCACAAACTATGGCTAATTTAAGCAAGATATTTGCACAGGACTTAATGACTGAAAGACGTTTTATGAATTTGACTTTTAACCAAGTCCAAGATGCTTTCCATCAAGGAGTTAGGTTTGGTAAAGATGAACCCTTTTTAAATATTAGAACTTTTTACAAATGGGTTTATGCTCACAAAAAAGTAATAGATGATGCCACTTATCAGACAGAAACTTTAGGGCAAAAGAATGTGCAATTTTATCAAGAACCAATAAAACTACTAAAATGATTGGCTGGGTAATAATTACAGGAATAATTATGTGGATAATAAGAAAACTAAAATGAAAACAAAAGAAACTATTAAAAAAATCTTACTACAAAAACCCCATTTAAGGGATAATGACAATAAACTAATTGCAGCTTATTGGTTTAGAGAATTAAGAAATAAAGGAATAGAATCTGAAACTATTACAGCTTTAGATTTTTTACATAAATACGCTGATAATGAATTAACTAACGCTGAATCAATTAGAAGAATGAGAGCAAAGCTACAAGAAGAAAACCCAACCCTAAGAGGTAGAGCTTATGCAATTAGAAAAGGAAAGATACAAGATCAATGGCGGCAAGATTTAGGATATGAAAACAATAAGTAAACTAAAAAAAGAACTAGACAAGTGGTTTAGTCTTTACATTAGACTTAGAGATGCAACTGATGAAGGGTTGGTACAATGCTTTACTTCTGGCAGGGTTTATCATTACAAGCAAATCCACGCTGGTCATTTTATTTCAAGAAGATGTTTAGCTACAAGATGGTGTGAGGTCAACGTACAACCACAGTCAGCAGCAGACAATCTTTTTGCGCAAGGTAAGCAGTATCGTTTCGGACTTAACTTAGATGCAAAATATGGAGAAGGAACAGCAGAAGAACTAGAGTTAAAATCAAAGCAAACACTCAAACTGTCTAGGATAGATTACGAAGATAAAATAAGTTATTACAAAGACGCTGTTAAAAACTTAAAAAAAGAAAAAGGAATAGAGTAACTTTTTTCATATCTTTGGCGTATGCACATTCCAATTTATTCAAGCCAAGAACATAAGCTGATAATTGAATCGTATATGACAATGTGCAAACAATTCACTCAAGAGGTTACAACCCAAGCAAGATACCAAAACTACTTAGAGGTTTTAGACCTCATTATCGAATATTCAAATGGATATGGTGATGGTGTAAGAGAAAATAACTTTTACGATTGGATTACAATAATTCCAATTAATGTGTCAGTTGCAACAGCAGGATTCTTTGCAGGTATAGAAACAAAAACAAATGCGCCTGTTGTCAGAGCCTATAAGGTTGTATTAGATCAGATGCTACAAGAAACAGTAGGTAAGTTAGACGAATTAGAGCCGACTAATGACTGAAATCTATTTAGAAATATCTAAACTAACAGATAAATTTAGAAGAATGGCTTATGGATTAACAGCAGATGAAAACAAAGTAAACGAAGCTGTACAGGAATTAATGCTCTATTTACTTCAAGCTAACCCTGATACTATAAAAAAAATATATGAAAATGATGGAATAGAAGGAATAACAAGGTATGGTGCTGTTGCTTTGAGAAGGGCATTAAGAAGTAAAAGAAGCAATTTTTACTATAAGTATGAAAAGTATTATACACATATTGATAGCTTTAATGCTAATGTTAGTCAGTCTTGCGACAATGTTGATTATGGAACTAATGCTAATTATTATAAATCTTTATCAAATGTTCCGAATGAAGAAGTGGACAATTACAAAATAGATAAGTTAGAATTAATTGATAAACAGTTAGACAAGTTAGACTCTTGGTATGATCGTGAATTATTCAAGCTCTATTATTACGAAGAAGGCAATACACTAGATTCACTCGCTGCTAAAACTAAGATAAGTAGAAATAGCTTATTTACTACAATAGATAAAGTAAGAACAATTTTAAAAAAAGAATTAAATGAAGATGTATAATCCAGAAAAAAATGACAGTTTTGTTATGCAGTTTGGTTTCAGAGCGCCTGATTGGCAACCTAAAACACCAAACAACTATGTAAAAAAAGCAGACAGGAAAAAATGAATAAGTTTTTTGTGCCTAATGAAGTGTATGAAGATAGGATAGCAATATGCAAAGAATGTATTTACTATTTTAAACCCACAGGAACTTGCAAGGATTGCGGCTGTTTTATGAAGATTAAGGCAAGGTTAGCACCAATGGGGTGTGGTCAATAGATGTGGCAAAAAACAACTGAGATAGAAACACAGGATGGTTTACCACAAGAAATAATAGACGAAATATTAGATATGTGGAAAGACTTAAAAACAGGAAGGGCAAAAAATGTACAAGCAAAAAAAAGAATGATAGAGGTTTATAATATTATACACGGAACTAATTACTCTGTAGGTACTAATTGTGGATCTTGTTTATCTACTTGTTTTGATGGAATAAAAAAACTATATAATAAATATAAAACACAATGAAAAAAGACTACAAAAAAAATCCACAGCCACATTATTACACAGGAAAACTATATGGCTATTCAGCTAAAGATATTGTAGATGATTTCAGCCTTAGTGCGTGGACATCACAAGCAGTACAATATATATTAAGAGCTGGAAAAAAAGAAGGTAGTTCGCCTGAGCAAGACATACAAAAAGCAATTAATGTTTTACGCTTTGAATTAGATAGATTATATGAGGAGAGCAAAACTAGGACAGGACAGTTAGTAGAATGACAATATATAAATGCCCTTGTGGTGAACAGGAAAAAGAGATAGGTAGAGCTAAGATTATTTATAGAGAAAATAAGTGGGTTGCTGATGTTGTCTGTAAATGTGGCAAGTATATGGATAGTGAGCCAGAAGAAGGTATGCCACAAATAAAAAGAACTGAGGCATCATTAAGCACAAAAAAAAGACACGATAAATTATGGGCAGGAGCAAAAGAAAAACTATGTGGAGAAAGAGGCATTAACGAATCCTTTGATTAAAATGATAGATAAGGAAGGTATAGTTAATTATTATTTTAACAATCCGCACAATAATAATTTAAAAGAATTGGCAAAAAAATTTAAAACAACAGAAGTTACTGTAAGCACTTTAATTAGTAAAGAGCTAAAAAAAAGATTTCAAAATAGTTTGTCAAGAAAATGTGCCAAGTATTAAATATATATTAATTAATTCTATTATATAAATATGAAACAACAAGTTAAGATAAGTAAAGTAAAGGGAAACCCAAACAATCCAAGAATAATTAAAAACGATAAGTTTAAAAAGTTAGTCAAGTCCATACAAGAATTTCCTGAAATGTTGAAGCTAAGACCTATTGTAGTTGATGAAGATATGATGGTGCTTGGTGGTAATATGCGACTGAAGGCAAGTAAAGACGCAGGACTTAAAGAAGTATGGATAGAAATAGCAGAAGGACTTACTGAAGAACAAAAGAAAGAGTTTATCGTT